CTCAACGCGCCCGTCGCCGCAGCTGCTCCTTTGTTCTTCGTCGGTGATCCTGTCTGGCTGTAGGCACTGAGCGAATTATACCAGTTCTGGCTCTGTTGGCCGATATCCAAACCGTATTGCGGGATCTGTGCTGCTTGCGTCGTCGAGCCTAAAGCTGCCGGCTGATAGACCGGGCCGCCTTGCGCCGCTGCCGCTGCATTCTGGTTTGCCTGATTAAGATAAGACGCGCCGGTCTGGTACGGTGTTTGCCCGCTCCCGAGATAATTCAAGGCGCTGTTTTGCGCGTTCTGCAAATTGGTCCGGTTCTGCTGGTACAAACTTAACGCTGTATCCCCGAGGCCCAAACCGGAACCCAGATAACTTTGTTGCGCTCCCAGCGCTGTCCCCAAGTTCTGCATCCGTTGTTGCTGAAGCGCGAGGCCCGCTTGCCCCGTCGTCATCGCTTCTTCAGCCATCTGCGGTGTGCCATAGACGTTGCCTCGAGCCGCTTGCGCGAGCCTGGTCTGTTGCTCGACCTGGCGCGCGGTCACTGGATCCAACTGGCTCCCAAGCGCGTTCTGCGCTTGTGCCTGTTGCAAATAGGAATCCATCGAGGTCGCGAGCCCCTGGCGTTGAGCGTATTCCTCAGGATCGAGTTGCTGAAATTGATTCAGGTAACTTTTGTAATCGGCTGCGCTCGGAGCGGTGCCTTGGGAAAGAGGGGTCGCGTAAGAAGCCGCCAACTGGCTGCGGAGCGCTTCACTGGTCGGATCAATCTGCGCCTGTTGTTTGAGCGCCTGCGTTTCAGGGTTAGCACTCTGAAACCCCAACGCCTGTGCTTGCGTGTCGCTGATCGGCGTTACATTGCCAGCAGCATCCCGCCCAAAATAATTGCCGCTCGGGTCTTGCCAGATCTGATTGCCGTTACTCGCCTGTAAAACGGTATTGCCTTGAGCATCTGTACGGACAGTGCTTATCCCGAAAGCGTTTTGTGGCGAGGCCGCCTGTGTCCCCGCTGCTGATGGAGGGGAAGCAATGCCCTTTTGGACGCTGTTCATTACCTGCTCAGGAGTCCAGCCGCGTTGCTGAAAACCAGCTAAATCGCTGGGGGTATATCCCAAATTTGTGATGTCGTTCCACGTCATATTGCCTGATCCTGTTGAGGAACCTCCAGATCCATAATAGCTGCCGTTGATACTGATTGGCGTCGATTGCGGTTGCGCTGATGCCGCAGGAGATGTTCCCATCCCCGAGGCTTTCATTATTTGCAACTGATTGATCGTCGCCTGGATATCTCTTCCGCCTCCAGATGCCGCAGGCGTAGCGGCAAACGCTGCCGCCAACTGCGCTGGCGTCACCCCAAGCTGTTGTGCCAACTGCTGGCCGGTATTCGCATCGTAGCCATAAGCTGCTAACGGATTGGAGGTCGTATCAATCGTTGTCGGCATCAATAATACGAGTACGGAAGCGTTAATTTGGCGTTAGTCGGCGTATGAATCTGCGGATCAGCGCCCGCTTTGTTCACGCCGGCCGTCGAAATATTGCTGGAAATCGCTTGTGCGTTTGCCGCTAGTTGTTGCAACGTCGGCGTACTGGCCGTTGTCGGCATTGAATATGCCTCTGGCGCCGAATAACTCGGGCTAGTCGGATCGACTCCGTACAATTGCCCAAGCCGTTTATTGGCTGCATTCATTCTTAACTGGCGTTGAGCGTAGGCTTGCGGATCGACAGACGATTGAATATCCATCTGCGCTTGCGCACCGCTTCTGGCTGCCTGGTTAGCCAACGATTGTTGCGCCTGCATCTGCGCCGGCCCGAGCGCTTCAGTCGTCGCTAGTTGCGAATATTGCTCAATCGGCTGATCAGCAATACTCATAATTTCGCCTGCACCTGCAGCGCCCGTGGCCGCTTGCGCCGCTTCCCCAGGGCTATATGTAGTGGCCGGTTTTGAAGAACCCATAGTTTATGCCTCCGCTAACATGCCGTATGTCAAACGGCGTACGATTTTCTGAAACTGTTTCCAACGATAGATTCGCGGGCTGCCGTTTTCTGTCCGTTCGTCTCGATCCCACAAGATGATCTGTTGCCTCCCCCATCTCTCGACCAATTCCTCGCACAATTGTGCAGCCACATTCGGAGTGTCGGCCACTAGCAGATCAATCATCGCGTATCGGCCGCACGGCGAATGCACCAGCGGATCCAGGAATTGCTCAACGCTTGAAAAAAGCCGAATCAAACAAGCACCATGCGGCACTCCGAAATTATCAATTGAAAAGGTGAACGTCCCGCGGTTCCAGTAAAACGCTACTCGGTCGCACACCTCACTAAACGGCATCACGCAAAACGCTTTTTGCTGCCTCAGGACAGGAAGCAACAAACGAATTAACGTCACGTATTCTGGATCGTGATGAATCATATCGCAGTAAGCGGCATAGCTTCAAACGCAGCTACCCGCATTTGGAATACTGTCCAGTTCCCGGTCCCCGAAAACTCCAGCTGCAACTCGTTACAGATCCCTGTCCCTGATAACGAGAGCGGAAAATTGTAGAAACCAGTCTTATCCAGGTCGAACGGAAACCCCGGTATCGTTAATGTCAGCAGATAATTGTTGGTCGGAGTGTTTTTCTTGACCAATTCAATTGTCCGATCGCCCCAGACCGTGACATCCACCGGATCATCCGACTCGATAAACTGGATCTTGGCCGAATGCGGCTGGATCTGGTTAATATTGCCGCCGTACTGATACTGCTGCTGCATGTTAGCGCTGAAAGTAAACGCCCGGCTCATCAAGCTCGATAGATAAGGCGTTCGCGTCCCATCAATCGCCTGATCCCAGTATTGCCGATCTGTCGGATAGGTCACTTTGCTGATCGTCCCTTCCGTAGAACCAATTAAAAGCAACGTCTCGTCTGGGTTGGTCCGATCGCGCCCGAAATCCCTTACGCTTACCGGGTTGCCGTTCGCGTCCGCATGACTCCAGACCCCTTGCCAGGTATTGAGCGTGACCGAATAAATCAACGTGTAATTGTTGTAAGTCGCGTTATCGAGCGGAACCGCTAATTGATAGGTATCGTTCCAATAAGTTGCTCTCGCGCACTGGATAGCCGCCCAATTGATCCGATCGATGTAGCGCTTGATCGGTTGACTAATCGCTGTCCAGACACCCATCTGGTTCGAGGTCGGCATCTGGGAAAGCGCATAAACGCCGCGGCCCGTTTCCGATAGAAAGAAAACATCCACCCCGCATTGGACAATTGTCCCATGACAACAACAGCCTACCGTTGCGCTAGCCCGGTCGAGCTCCCAATCTACCACCGGCAAATTCGGGCCGGTTTGCGCCATCCAGGTCGAGCCATTACGGAAGATCGCGATCTGTTGCCCCTGCCACAAACACATCCCAGTGATGAAATCGCTCTTGATCGGATCGAGCGTCAGGGATTGCGTAGTCAGATTCCAGCTTTCAGGATCCAGAATATCCGAGATGATGATCGTGTTCTCGTAAGCGTACATCAGACGGTACAATGCCCAGAGCGGATACAGCGCAAGCGTGTACGGCGCTGGCAAGACCACGCTCGTAAAGCTTCCACCCACTACGTATTTGTAAAGTGGGCCGCCGGTTCGTGTTCCGCCGCCAGCTGAAAAATAAAGCTTGGTATCCGAAAGCGCCGAATAAACATTTTGGCCGTGAGTAAACCCAGGCCCAATTGGCGTTGGATTCACTACGTTGCTGCGCGAATCGTAGGTGAACCAAGCGCCCGCATCGTTCAATAAAAACACGCCGTCACCCATATGATGGATAGAATCAAAACTGGCGCTGGGCTTTTTCAGCCGGGTTACTCCCGGCCTCGGGCGGTTAAGCCCATCCAGGCTCGATAACCTGTTCTGCGCATCCGCCGTTAATGTCGGGCCGATGGCACTTGGCGGTTGCGAATTATCAACGCCAGCAATCGGTGAACTCCCATCGATCGTAGGTTCATCATCGAGTTGATCATTGAATTGCATCGCCTAAATTCCAAATGGATAACTGCTGGTCGCGTAGGTTCCCTGTCCGTATAGGCCTAGGTAATCGCCGCTCTCGTACACTGTCGGAATTGCCTGTTGGAACGATGCTGATTGGTTTTTTTCTACATTGACTGCCGCCTGCACATGCTGGATCGCTTTTTGTTCGCGCGCATCCGCCTTGGTCAATTGCCTCGCCCGCGTGTACAACGCCGATAAGGTAAACTCAATCAGCGCGTCCCACGTATGGCTTATCCGCGGTACGCTCATATCGTTGTCGAGACTGTCAGGTTTGAGCTTGGCTTGACATTGAACCGAATACGGGATCGGTGTGCCGTCTGGATTATTCCAGATCAGTGGCGGATAAAGAACGAATTGCGAAAAGATCAGTTGCGAGGCCGCTTCACCCATCCCGATCAGTTTACCGGTCACTGAATCAGTCACCGTCAAGTTACCGCCATCTTTCGATAGACTGGTAACAATCTGGTAAACGCCCGTGGTCGTGATAATCCCTGGCGTCACCGTGACACCATCCGGTTGCAGCGTGCCGTTCAGAATGAATGATTCGCTTAAGGGATTGCCGTTGAAATCTTTGCCCTCGATATAAATATTGAATGGGCTTTGGTCACTGGTCGTAAACGTCAATTGCCCTGGACCGATATACGGCCATCCTAAGTTTTCTGACCGATAGAAAAAAGGAAAGTTGCCAGGAAGCGAGTAAAGTGTCGTCGCCCAAATGCGTTCGATCCAATCACGATCCCGATAATTAAGCCTGGTATAATTAACCCCATCACGCGCCATCTTGCAGAAGATCAATTCTTCGGCATCGTACGGCAGGAAGAACACGCCATTAAGTGTCGGATCAAGCGTGATATTAAAGATCCGCATACTCTCGCGCCAGGCATGGGCGTCGTAGAGCGTCTTGTACTTGAGCCGGATGGCAGTCTTAGCAAACGCTACTGCGTCGGAGCTGATGTCACCGACCGTTTGAGTACAGAAAGAACTGATGTCGTTGACGGTCATAAGCTACCATCCAGTATCTGCGGCATATTGAATAGCATATGGAACCCCGACCGTGAAACCTGTTCCGGTCAATTGGAACAAGCCTTTTTCATTGAAATACTGAACAGTCACAGCAGTTGCCGCTCCGGTAGCCCCATTATAAGCAGTATTAACTGCGCCGCTTCCTGGATTATAAACGCCAATGAAGGTAGGATTCCTAGCCAATGGCTTAGGCCATTGTAATCCGCCATTTAAAGAAGTGGCATTAGCTGCAATAAAATTACCAAGCGCACCGGCAAAAGCAGTAGTCCCAACTGCTGTACCGTAAGGGTACGATTTAGCATAATACCGCAAACATTCATCAAGGTTCTGCGTAAACGGTTTATCGATAAAGGTCGAGCAGACCACTCCCGGTTCATTCTGGACAAATGCAATATCGAAGGTCGAGTTGACTGGGCTTGCCGCAAAATTGCTTTGACCGACTGCACCTACAAAACTGCCAGTCTGCCAAGTGTCGTTAGCTGGAGCGGTAATGGCAGTACCGCTACATAAACAAATCCCCAATTGATATCCAATCGCTCCAGGTGACATGCTGAAATTTCCGCTAGGGAACACCGGAATATTAGGTAAAGAAATAACCGTCCAGGTATTAGCACTAGGTATATTGCATAATTTAACCAAGCTTTTCGTTGGAGGATTATCACGAAGATATACCCCAAAATTCAAGTTGGCCACACTGGATCGAACAAGCAATGATACCGAATGAACATCTGAGAAAAGTTCACGCATCCATGGACCTTCGATAGTCTGGATAATATTGATAAAATCACTAGTTCCAAGGCTAGCTTGTGCTGTTGTTAAAGTAATCCGTAAATTAACCCGTGAAACCGAGAAACTCGTACCTGGAAGCAAAGTATTAGAAGCAACTTGGCCTACTGAACAAGCGTTAGTGCCGGCATGAAGATATGCCCACCGATCTAATACCAATGTGCCGCTAACCGGGTTAGCAACAATGTTTGCAACATTACGTTGATCCACCTCAAAGGTTGGATTGCCAATCGCGTTAAAGCTCCGTAATCGCGTAGACCAGATTTGCGCTTGAGTCGCGCTCCCGCCTAACGTCGATACCGGCACCTGAGCATATGCGCCTGACTTCAGAATTAACGCGATATCGGTCGGGTCCGCTGTTCCTGCCGTAGGTTTAGAGGTGTAAAACGCCGGCTGAATCACCGAACTGGCAGTGATGTCATTGAGTTTGGCAGCAGTGATACCCTTTTCCCCATCAACAAACACGCGACTAGTTACGATATCAGCCATAAATCAAAGTGAGTAAGAAAGTGAATCAAGGAACACCTGTTGAATTTGCGACGGATCCGCCCAGACAAACGGGCCAGCCCCCAAAAAGTAAATCACGCAAACACCGCTGGCCGCTACCGTGGCAATGTAGCTCGCCACGTCGCTTGGTGTTCCAGTCGCCTGAGCGCCGGCTAATACGTTGCCTCGGGAGATAGAAGGAATCGCTCCAGCCGGCACGGTAAATGCCGTGGTGCCTAAGGCCGAATATGCTGCTTGAATCACTCCTCGGAAAAAGACCGTCGATACCGCGCCGTTTACTTCCACCCGGTATTGCGCTTGAGCCGGCGCCATCCATCCACTGCCTAGGGAAAGAGAAGTCCAGACGCCAGGGTTAGCGCTTACGCCGGGAGGCCCTTGCGGACCTGTTGCGCCAGTATTCCCGGTTGGCCCTTGTGGCCCGGTTGCGCCTGTTGGCCCTGGATTGCCTTGCAGACCTTGTGCGCCAGTCGATCCCGCTGGCCCGGTCGGCCCCGCTGGCCCAGTCGCGCCAGGATTGCCTTGCGGTCCTGCCGGCCCTGGAACCGTGCTGGCCGCTCCAGTAGCGCCCGTGTCACCTTTGGGCCCTTGCGGCCCGGTTGGACCTGGTACCGTTGAATCAGCGCCCGCTGGCCCGGTTGGCCCTGCCGGCCCTGGCACGCTACTTGCCGCTCCAGTATCACCTTTCGGTCCCTGAGGCCCAGCCGGACCGGTTGGTCCCGCAGGCCCTGGCACCGTGCTGGCTGCGCCTGGCGGTCCCTGCGGGCCGGTATCGCCTTTGGGTCCCGCTGGACCCTGTGGCCCCGGCGGCCCCGCTGTTCCGCCTCCTGAACCGATTGCCGCGCTTAAATCGTCACGAAGCAGATTGAGCTTGTTCGCCGTGATGCCGTTCATCTTGGCGTTGCTGAAATTCACCTCGGTATAGGCCGATGCCATTTATCAGGTTCTGGTTTGTGCAGATTCAGGAAATTGAATACTCGGCTTATCTAGAGTTCCTTGGATTCGCGGACTATAGTAAGAAGGCGAAACTCCGCGTCGATCCGGCTCCCATCCCGGTGTCACATCAAATTGATTAGGCATTGTGTCCAACGTTCCCGCTGGAATAGGAAACGTAACGCCTGCTGGATAAACGTAATCCTGAATAGGGCCATTTTGATCTTCCGGCATATCCCCGTGCAACAAAGTGTCAGCCCAGAAACGTTGCGTATTCGGATCGAGTAATTGTTCCTCGACCTTTTTCCGTTTTGCTTCGTTGCTCAATTCACTAGCCATTTCCTATAGCCGCAACCCTCCAAACAGGTACACCAACAAAATGATGATCAGAACGAACCCGAAAATCCCGATCCCTGGACCATAACCGTACTGACGGTATCCCCAATAACCACCGCCACCGCCAAGCAAAAGAAGAACGATCAGGATGATCAGGAGCGTGCTCACGCCAAAAGATCCTTTCGTTCCGCTGTCCGCTCACGACATTGAGCCAACGAAAGATGGTTAGGATTATATTGAAAATGAGGTTCGTCCACGAAATCTTTCCAAGAGCCACCCCACTCGAGCCCGAGCGATTCACCAATCTTGCCAACTTTTCGATAGTCCGGTGATTCGCCCAAATACTCTTTCCCGTTTTCCGAGAAAATCCCGACATCAAAAGCGATTTGGAAATTGTGCCAGGAATAACCGCCTCGCGCTTTAGTGACCCGAGGCCCTGGTGCCGTCCGACCCTTTGCATACAGTGCATCCTGTTCCGCGTAACTCCGGTATCCAGAGATTACCTTAGCGTTGATCCCTTGCTCCCTGGCTGTCTCGATCAATCGACGAGCCAGCGGTTGAACCTCTGATTTCAAAGTCTGGATGTTCTTCTCACTGCGCTCGTCGATTGCCATATCGAATTTATCTCTTGGGTTGCGGTGTAGGTGGCAATGGCGTTCCGGCTACTGGCGGCGCGCCTGGCGGAAAACCTTGATCAGGTTGCGGAGGAGGAGTCGGTAACGTGTTGTCTGGTGCCGGCGGCAACCCTTGATCAGGTCGTGGCGGTGTCCCTCCTGGCGCAATCGGATGTGTGGCCTCTGGAGGAGGAATCAGGATAGGCGGCCAGATCTCTGGCGGTAAAACGATTGGAGGAGCAATCACGCCACTGCCAGGTGGCAAACCTTGATCAGGATGTTCGCCTGAACTCGGCGGTTGAATCGGATGCGTAGGCGATCCAGGTTCACCAGGGGCAATCGGATGAGTCGGTTTACCAGGCTCGCCGCCTGGTAAAGTGTGGTCAGGATGTTCGCCGCCCGGTTTGCTGGGGGCGCCGCTGTAATACCATATTTCAACGTGTACTAATGCCATAGTTTTTTATTCAGGGGTTTTAGGGTGAGTTTTTTTAAAGACTTCGACAGTGTTAAATCCGGCTAGACTGATGATGATCGCCGCAGTCGTTCGCAGGTATTCGCCAATGTAACGGAATTCCTGGGCAAAGGCGACGTTGTGACCTTGGATCAAATGAATGGCCAACATAAGAAACGGGAGAATGAAAAAGACAGCCAGAGAGCCCCAGGCCAATGTTAGTTTCCAGCGTTCCATCTATAATCTCAGTTTCAACGCGTGAAGAACGAAATACACCAGAAGAAGTCCGCCTACGGTCATCAGAGAAACGTAAAGAATCTCGTGCAATTTCAAATTCATCCTTCATTTCGGTTCATTCATGGAGTTGGCGGATGACCAGAAAGCCAAGACTCGACCTGGTTGATCTGTGATGGCCGAATACCGATTACGCGCATCTGGTTGATTAGCGAAGTCTCCCATACCGCATAAGCCTGGGGAGGAGGAGTTGCTGACGGCGTCGGACTGGGTGCAGAACTGCCGTTATCGGTCGCAGAGAAGCTTGCGAATCCGTAGCCGTTTTTGTCCGTGTTGGTATACATCCCAATACCGGGGGCACCACTTGGAAACGTGGAATCGTTAGTTGAACATACCGCTTGCCCGTTCTTATACCAGGTCAGGACGTTACCTTTGGCAGTAGCCATCAAAACATCGCCGCCCTGAGCAAAAACCGCCGCGCCTGTCAGAGGCGTAAAACTTGCCAGTGAACCATTCCACCTCACAATCTGCACGTAAGCCCCTCCAGCGGGCGAAATACTGGCATTAAACTCGTACCCGGTGATCGAGTGAGCGCTGACGGAGGTTCGCAACCGGATTTCCACCTCGCCCACTGCCCCTTGCGGGACAGAGGGCACTGAAACGACTCCTTGTGCCGTCTGGTCGTTGCCCCAGTTGCCGGTCAAAACCGCCGTGGAGTCATCGTACTGCGAGTTGCCGGTCTGGGTCCCAAAAGCGAACCCAGGTGTGTTAACCACATTGCACCAATCCAATCCGTTGGTCTTACCCTGCAACCAGCGGCCAGATGCCATCTCGCCACTCGGAAAGTTGGTCGAGTACGAGTTGGCAAAAACCGATCCCGCCAACAACAGCAGTGCGATTAGTGTCCTCATGACTGATCAGGGGTCGGTGGATGCGCACGAATCCAGTTATTGAGATCCTCAATCCATTTTTCCCACGTCTGCGCTGGCGGTCGCGGAGTCGGAGTCGGTTGCGGAGGCGTAGCGGTCGGGCTCGGGCTTGGCGTAGGAGGGATAGGTGTAGCTGTCGGGGTAGGATTTGGCGTCGGGCCTCCTTCAGCCGCTACTCGCATCGGATGCGGATATGGATATTTTGCGTACCCCGGTTTTGCTGACAAAAAGTAATCGCGATCTTTCTGGACGTACTTCGAGATCAGCTGATTATTTCCGCACTCGTCGGGTTCATATTGGTTTGGGCTGACAAAATTGGGGGTCTTAGTCGCTTCACCTCTGTTGTTCCAAACGTAGATCGGATCGGTGAAATACCCCGTCCCGTCCTCAGGCACACTGGGATAATTGTAACCGCCGGCCCCTTTCCAACCCTGGCCAATCTGCCGCGCCGCAGGATAGCTTGTCTGGCATGGAATCTGGCCTTTGCGGCGAGTCGAGTAAACGCACAAATTGATCGTGTTTTTGCTCCATGGCACCAGGCCCATATCGTTATCTGTGACAACGCCAGTGCCACCGCGAACGCCAAAGTAGGCGTTCATATTATACCTGTTGTCGGGTGAGGACGTAAACGTGCAATCGTACAGCTCCCATTGCCTGGCACCCTTGGGAGAGGTTTCTTGTCCGTGACTACCCAATGCCGCGTCATCGAAAGTGCAATGGCGAATTACCGTACGCGAATTGTCATCGAAATTACACATCGCGATAGGGGCAATATGGAAATTGCAATCCTCAATGTAGGTGTTCTGTTTGCCGTCCGTGTCGAGGGTTCCAAGAGTGCTCGGGCGAGTCCAGTCCTCGTCATTGCCGTGACCCACAAAACTAATCCCGGTCAGGCCGTCGGCATTGGTCCCGTCAAAATTACAGTTCCACATCACCCCACCGTTTACGCCCCATTCCACCGAATAAGCGTAATTGCTCTTAAAATTGCAATCGTGCACCAGCACTCGGCCGCTCCCACGTGGATTAGGCATCCCCACCCGGATGACGAAATTGGTGGTGTTTTGTTTTAAGACAAAATCAAAATCAAGGTCAGCAATCTCCAGGTTGCCAGTCGGAGGCTCAGTAGCTTTGATCGTGTCAACTCCAGAATTTTTACAGCTGATGATTGACCCATCTTTATTCTGGCCTTTGAGAATAATCGCTTTACCGATCCCCAAGGTGCCGCTCCAACTAAACGTGCCGTCTGGGATCTGGACGGTGTCGCCTGGTGAAGATGAATCGATCGCCGATTGAACTGCGGATTGATTGCCACTAGTCGCCACGATGATTTTGGCGCTGAGCGGTGAAGCTAACACGGCCAAAAACAGCAAAAGAAAAAGTCGTTTCATAAGTCTACCAATATTCCAATTCGCGGATTCGTCGTTTATCTCTAATCCAACAATAGGTCCAACCGTATTTCTGAAAAATCTTGATCACATCAGAGAGCGTTTCTCCGTTGACCTGAGGCGATAATTCCCAGCCGGCACCGTACCAGAACAGGTTCGGCTCTTTACCGCCAAAGGCATAACAACGGATGAACTGGTTGAGCCCGTAAGCGTCGCGGGCCTCGGGAGTATAAGTCTCCGCGATCTCGGCAAACACCCTGTTTAACGCTTCGGCTGCGCGCCGGTTGACTTGGACGCGCTTGAGCCAAAAGTTAGGAAAATACGCACTCTGCAATTCAAACGGTAGCCTCAGGGAAAAGAGGTTTCGATGTTCCCATTGCGATGTCGGCCGCCCCGTATTGATGTCAAGATCGAAGAGCCCGTAAAGCTGATTGATTTCATCGAGGTACTCGACTTTCGGATTGAGTTCAACCTGTCTCATTCCAGTGCCTTTTTGATTTCCGCTTTCGTGCCGGCTTTGGACTGGAACCGTGAACCGTCACGCTGTTCGCGCCCGTAATAATGGCGCCTGGTCTGCTCGAGGTATTCCCGGCTACGCCGAGCAGACTCAGACTCTCGCTTCTTAATGATGATGTTCACTAGAACGGTAACGGTTGCCCTTTAGCCTTCTTCTTAAGTGCAGCTCCAAGAGCCAACGTCGCCGGGCTGATCGGGCCAGCCACTCTCGGCATCGGTCCGCCACGGCCGCCAGCGCCAGACATCCCGCCAGCTTGCCCGCCAGGTTGTGGTGGGCCGCCTTCAGTGTCGCCCTGATCTTCAGTAGCTTCGTCGCTAGCCGACTCGTCTACCGGTTCACCATTGACCGCGGTGATCTTGACTGTCGCATCCTCGGCATCCACAGAGCTTACCGTTGCTGAAACGCTGAAATCTACCGAATCACCCTGTTCAGGCGGCACACCGTCCTGACTAAGCAAATCCAGTGGAATTTTCGCAGTATAACCGCCGCCGCTTTTCGGTGAAACTACCCCAATTATCGCTGCCATAGGATTATGTCCCCGTGTATGCCGTCTTAGATTGCAGCACTATCCCGTTCCAGGTACTTAAACAAACGGCGTTGTAGAAAGTCTTCCACACGTAGCTGATGAATTGTCCAAACGGGTTCGCGCTGTCTGGCGTGGTGATCGTGTAGACTTTGGGCGATGGCGGATTTTCACCCGTCAGTTTCGGTGCCGCAAAACTGTCTTTCCCGAACACCAACGCTGCAATGATTGTGCCCCCGGGCGTATTCACGCCTTCAGTCCCGCCGCTGACCTGGTAACAAGCGTTGGTTGATCGCATCACCTTAATGCCGGAGAGCGTTCCGATCTCGCCTTTGTAAATCTGATCCGGCTTGTTAAATGCACTCGCATAGACCCATGCGCTCCCTTGTTCCTCGATCAGGTCACGTTCCTGTTCAGGACTGACTACCGCGACAAACGTTCCATCGTCGAACGGTTTACCTTTCTGGATCCGTAACTTAGTCACGGTATCAATCAGATCGTCTCCGCTGAATCGGCCCGTCGCACCCGTCAACGCCGAAAGCGACGTGTAATCGACCGCCGTGCCGGCGTACATCTTGCCAAACTTGGTCGGTTCTTCGGTGTTCCCGTTAATGCAGGTATCACGAATCAAGCTATCGCACCAAAGCGCCGCTTCCTCACCGAACTTATCCATCAGCGCGTTGCCGGTGTTCAGGAATTCCGTCTCATCGACAATATCGCTGACCTGCGCGTAGCCCCCGTATTGCTGAAGTGTTCGAGTGATAAACTCAAAGATCAGTTTGTACGGTGTTTGTGTTGGCGGTGTGCCTTCAGTCAATGTGATCACGTTGCTGACATTGGCCGGCGGCGCACGGAACATTCTGATTGTCTTGCTACCCTGCCCCTGCGGGATCTCTGCCGGATAGCAGAATTGATACAACTGAAGCTTATCTATCTGATGCTCGAGAAGTTTCTTACTGAAATAGATCCGGTATTCCGACGCTTTATCTGTCGTTGTGACAGCGCCGTATAACGGTTGGTTGACTGTTGCCATACAAAATTCCTACCCATTAAAGCCACGGCATATCGCCTTTGTTCGATTGTGATTTAAGGTGCTTGAGCATGTCTGCACTCGATAGCCGCGCGAAATCATTCAGACTTTCTACACGTCCTCCAGTACCAATCCGCCCAGGCGCTCCGCCACCAATCGAAGTAAGACCGGTCAGCCGTTTAAGCTCGTTTTCTAATTGCTGGATCTTTCCTTGCGCCGTCTGATGATCGGCCTGGAGAATCTCCATCTTTGCCCGATGATACGCCGCGACGATGCCTCGGGGATGTTGACGGTAAAC